TGGCCAAGATGGAGGCGAGCCATCCAAAAAAAAACCACCGCTCGTCTCTGCGCTCGTCTCTGCGCTAGTATATTCTGCGCTGGTATATTCTGCGCTGGTATATTCTGCGCTGGTCTCCGCGCTGGTCTCCGCGCTGGTGTATTCAGCGGAGGTCTCCGCGCTCGTCCCCGAAGTCGCACGTTGAACTCTTTGCGAAGGACTCATTAGCTCAATCTCACGAGCCTCAAGCTCGGAGGCAAGTTCGCGTGAACTTTTATATTCAGCACTAGAAACCTCCAACTCAGCGCTAGAAATAATTTCTGAACTTGATAAGTGATTTTTTAATTGTTTTAATTGACTCACAGAAGTCTCTAATGAGTTAATTAGTGAGGAGATTTGGTCTGACGGTTTCATGCTAATACATTCTAACAAAAATTTGTTTAATTATCAAGTTAATTTATTGGTGCGCCCGACTGGACTTGAACCAGTGACAAAGGGTTTATGAGACCCCTGCTCTAACCAACTGAGCTACAAGCGCATTTAGAACATCTCTGGAAAAAGAAAATCAATTATGCCTGAAGCCTTAACTAATATTAATAATAAAGCCGCCGATATGATATATAAAATTTTCTTAACCATTTTATTCATAAAAGTATAAAAAGTAATCTAAAGTTTCGTAAAAATACGGATGACGCTCTAGTTCATTCATCAACCTCTATTACACGAACAACTTCTTGTTTCATGTTTTTAAAGTCTTCGTCGTACTTATCTGCCCAAGAGGGATCTTGATCATCTGCTTTAGCCCTTACTGTCTCCTCATACTGCCTATCGATCATTTCATTCTGAACCTTCCTCTCCCTCCATGATGGAGGGTTAAGGACTTGAGGATCGATCTTAGGCTCACGCTCGACAAACCATTGGGCAGGATGGAACATCTTGAAGTTAAATATGCGCTTAAGCATCTTCATCTGTATCAATGACTGAGTTAATACTGACTTGGGAGTAGCCCATAGACAGAAGCATAGGGACAACCATAGTATCCATAAAGTCTGTAAGGGTCATGTCATCCATCGGGTGCTCAAGACTCAAAATGCTTTGCATAAACTTAGGGTCTTTCTTAGAAGACCAATTATCCGTAGTCGGCTCGTATGTTAATCTCATTATATTATTTTTCTGGGTATACTGTTTTTTCTGATCCATCTTCAGAGATGGCGATTACTTTTCCATTGCATTGAGCAGCGTTTTGTCTAGCCATCTCGAAACAACTGATTGAAGGGTTAATCTTCTCAAGATCAATTGAATATCCTCCCATCCAGTCGCCTTTGCGATTGTAGACATCGTACTTCTTGACTTCAGACATTAGGCTGTAAGGTTGATCTCGATCTTATCGGAACTCTCTGTCGCAGCAGAATCACTTTTGATCACTGCAGTCTGAGCTTCTTCAACTGTAATGTCTAGCTTCTCTAGCCAGACTCTGGATACAGGTATCGATTGCCTACGACCAAAGAGATCGTTAAGCTGCTCTAGATTGATGTTCACAAATGATGTGCCGCCTTTAGGTCTTCCACGTTTTGCCATTGTATTAGTTAGTTAGTTTTTTTTGTTGGTTGAAATTAGTATCCGCATTTAGATGCAACAGCGCTAGCTTCTCTGCTCAGGATCTCAAGGGTATCGTCAGAGTCCAAGAGGTCCGCATCTTTGAGAGCTTGCTCAAAGTTGTAGACAAGATCCCAAAGGGAGTCGCTAGCGAGAGTCTCACCATTGAAGGTGACTGTGACATTGGGGATTGAATCAGACTGTTCGGACATGGGTGTATTCTATATAATAAAATTGTTGGGTCAAGCACTTTTTACTCAATAAATGCACTTTTCTTGAATTAAATTGTTTTCGCAAACTTCTGACCTTCTCTAGTAAGTTTACGCTTGACATCTATCTCCATGAGATTCTTCCTGAGTAGGATCTGCTCATAGTCCCTCTGGATGGCTTGCTTCTGATAGCCCGTGACTGATGACAACCCATTTAGGGTCATGGCTCCTCGATCTCGCAGAATCCTTACAATCTGCATCTCAGAGTTTGACAACCCCTTCGGATTGATCCCCATCGCTAGACACATATCAGACCAAACTTTCTTAGTAATCTTCTTGACATTGGTCGCAGCCGCAAAAGTCTTTGCATCTTCTGCCTTGACTACAGCGTCTCTTGGGTTACCTCGAAAAACCGAAATGATATCTTTCTCAGCAGAAACATCGATATTCACCTTGGACTCAAGATTACTTTTGAAAATCTTGTAAAGCTCACTCTCCTTATACTCCTCAAAAGAAACATCTCTAAGCCTATCGCGCAAAGGCTCACATAATTTTTCTTGGTTGGTGGTAGCCATGCAGAGAGAGAGTTTTGTGAAATCAAATTGGAAAGTACCCTCATCTGTAGTGACAGTGCGAACTGGATTTTTGTCGATGTTCAACGCTGTCAAGAAAATCTCCTGCAAATCTTTTGGAAGGTTATGCCCCTCATCAATAAACAAAAAAGCTTTATGCTCAACCCAAATCGGGTAGACCTGCTCAAAAAAAGAACGAGCATTGCGAATAGTCTTACCATTGATCTCAAGCATCGGTGGCTTCGATCCATCAGAACGACGAAGAGCTTCGCGGAACTTACGAGCGAAGAACGTCTTACCTCCACCCTTTTGAGTAGTAAGGTTAAGAAAGGGGAGACGGTCAGTCTTCTTGTAAGAATCGATAAACACACTGAGTGTGCGCTTAACTGACTCTTGCCCTATGGCGTCTTGGAATGCTTTGTTGATCTGCATGCCCACATAATATATAGAATGCAGTTTAGGTCAATAGTTTTTTTGAATAAAAAATCACTTTCCTCGTAAGTTACTGTTATCCAGCACCCAAGGAATGACTAAATTTTCCACACATCTAACATAAGCCTCCTCATCATTGCATTCCATAAACGCTAACCCTGTCATTTCGAATATCATATGGGTAACCTCGTGAACCAGCGTCCACCAGTGCTGCTCTGGATCTTTGAGGCATTTTTTATTCAATTTAATTAGCTTGTCATCCATAAAACACTCACCCCAATCCTCCATTTCCTCGTAAACTATTTTAATTTTGTGATTTAAAACGTTTACTGAAGACACTTTTCTCATCTATATTTATTACACTTCTAATTGACAAATCTCTAGACAAATCTAAAATATAGAAATGGATACTAAAGAAGAGCTAAATTTAATCAAGGAAGCCCAACAAACCTTAGCTGGCTTAGATTTAGAGAAGAGAAAAATCTACGATGAGTTAGTAAAAAAGATCCAGCCTGAGCCTAGATTAGAGAGTTCAATGTGGGATTACGTCTTCAACGGCGTACAATGCTACATCTACGATATCGAAGACCTACTAAAAAATAGAAAAAAATCACTTGACTCAGAAGAATAGACCATTATTCTAACTGGGCAATGAACATATTCGTTACAGATAAAGACCCTTACAAGGCAGCGCAAAACCTTTGCGACAAGCATGTATCCAAGATGATTGTCGAGACCGCCCAGATGCTCGCTAATTGTTTTACCGTTGAGACTTTAGCTGAACCTGACTGCCCAAGAAGTCAGAAAGGGAATGCTCGAAAACATTCTTACGCCAAACACCCATGCACAATCTGGTCCATGAAAACCAAGAGCAATATGATGTGGTTGATTCGTCATGGTATGGCTATGGCAAGAGAGAAGAAATTCAGGACAGACAAGGATCACTTCTCCGCACAATTTATCCAATGGTGTATGCTTAATATGCATCGATCAAACGTTCTAGCTGGACCTCTTACAGAATTTGCTGTAGCTATTAGCCAAGACCAAAGATGCCGAACTCACCCACAATTCGAAAACCTTTCTATTGTGGAGAAGTATAGAGAGTATTATAATTATGACAAATCCCGCTTTGCTAAGTGGACAAAGAGACAATCTCCAGAATGGTATACCGTAAAATGAAAAACATTTTTGAAGAAACCTTTATCATAGTAGGTTCTATTTTAATAGGGATTCCCTTGGGTTTTTTCGTCGGACTTTATTGCTGGCTGAGATTCCCTTTGTCCATCTATAGAGAAGCGAGAATCAACCTAGCTATAAAAAGAATACAAGAAGCAAAGGATTTTCTAGAAAAAAACAAACAACCTCAAGACATCTGGGAAAGACATATTGAAAGAATGGAAGCTAAAAAAAATAATTATGACAACTGAAGAACTATTAGAACTACATGAAAAAACCTGCGAAACCTGCAGGGACATCATGAGACAAAAAAATAACGATTATACTGGAGGGAAAACTTCACAAGACCCCTTCGCTAATTTTAACGCTGCCTCTGTCCTTGGGATCGATCCAGTGCAAGGCTTACTACTGAGGGTTATCGATAAGATCCAAAGGATCAGGTCTTTTACAAATGACAAAGAGCTAAAAGTAGCAAATGAAAGTGTCGAAGATGCTTGTGATGACATCGTTAATTACGCAATCCTCGCAAAGGCAATGTTGAAAGAACAAAGGGCTTTAAAACCTGAGTAAAAACGATTAAAAATTCATTCACTTTAAAAACCTGCTTCCTATGGGAGTGGGTTTTTTTCTTTATTGTGTATATAATAAGTACAAATGCCTGTTACTCGCGTCCATTCAAGTGATACTCAAGTCTTCATAGAAGACATCCGAATATCTGGAGTACAATCTGTTTCATTCGACACTTCAAAGCAGGTTGATGAGATTAGGAGTTTGGGACATCAAGAAGTTACAGATAGAATCTTAACTGCAAATCAAACCACAAACTTCTCTATGGATTACCATGTGGTTGAAGGAGAAAACGCTTTCGATCCATTCTTTTCTTTTACTGGTGCTGCAGGATTCAACGATTTGATTTCTGTAGACAAATACAATATAAAAATAAAAGATAATGCAGGAGAAAACGAAATAGAAGGCGCATACCTATCCAGCTATTCTTTAAATTTATCTGTAGGAGAAATACCAAGCGTCTCAATATCTTATGAAGCTGATAGTATCTCATATGATCCTGACAATGCCATCACAAGCAGCCTTAGTGATTCTTATAATATTTACAGACCTGCAGAAATTTCAGTGTCTACTACAAAAACAGATCCACCTTATACTCCAGAACTTAAAGCTGAAAACTTTGCAATACAAAATGCCTCTTTAAGCTTCAGTATACCAAGAACAACTACAACGAGAATAGGCAAAAGAGTGCCAGAAAGAAGATACCCAACCTTCCCAATCAATGGAGAAATATCTTTTTCTGTAATAAAGAACCAAGTGACTGGGTTAGATATGTCTTCTTTAATTTTAAGCAAAGATAAAATTGAACTCACTTTAGATAAAAATTCTGGAAATACTATACTTTTTAGCATAGATGACTGTTCTTTAATTTCTGCAGCAGAATCGACTGACTTAGATGGAAATAGTTCAATTGATTTTAATTATAGTTTTGCGCTCACAAATAATTCTTTAACTCGATCAGTTAGCTAGCCCCTTATTTGGCCAAATCCTGTTTAAACTTGCGACTTTTTCGTGTAAAATATATTATGCCTTTACCCCAACCCAAGAGCGGAGAAAAAAAGTCTGATTTTATTAGTCGTTGCATGGTAGACCTTTCAGATAAGGAAGAATTCAAAGACAACAAGCAAAGAACTGCTGTTTGCTATTCTCAATTTGAGGAAGCTGAAAGTAAAGCTTCTGTAGTTGTCAACAATGAAGACGATTGCACATTATTCTTCTCTAAAGCTTCTCCTGATGTTGGTAAGCACTACTTTAAAACAAAAGAGGAGGCCCTAGAAGACGCCAAGAAAATGGGTTTAAAAGGTATCCACCCCCATGAAACAAAAGAAGGTAAGACTTTGTACATGGCTGGACCTGATCACGAAACCTTTATGAAGCGTCACGATGAGATCTTAAAAGAAAAAGAGAAATCTGACAGTAGCCTTTGGGAAAACATTAGGAAGAAAAAAGAAAGAATCAAAAAGGGTTCTGGAGAAAAGATGAGGAAAAAGGGCGACAAAGGAGCACCAACTTCTGATCAAATTGAAAAAGCCAAAGGAGACCAATCATGATTAAGAAAACCATAATTTTAGCTATAGCTTCAGTCTTATCTGTATCTTGCTCTTCTTGTTGAGGGAGGCAAAAATGCGTGACCGTGAGTCATGAAGAAACACTTCAGCCAAACCTCAAAGATTATGAGGTAAAAAATGGGAAGGTTTACCCCAAAGAAATGCACCCTGCATTAAAAAGACTGCTTCCTTAAAGTCTTAAAGATATCATACAGGCACAGGTCTTTCTTAGTCGCCTCTCTAACCTTATTCTTTAATTCAAAAGAATGAGAGGTGTGCGCTATCTCCCTTTTAATAACCCAGCCATCTTCAATAAAATAATCTGTATCCCATTCAAATATCTCTGAAATATAATCCAAAGCAATTAAATGCCTTTGCGCTTCTGAGATCTCAATCTCTACTGTTTGCTTACCTGTTATCTTCATGAGTACTATTTACACTAATAAGATCCTCATTCAAGCTAAATTTATTCTTAGCCTCAAGCCACTGTCGGTGGTTTAACCTCCTACCTCCCAAGTAATATACTTGTTTCCCATTTTTAGTTGTGATAGCTGGACCCTCAAGATTATGTAATCTTCCATGATCCCAATACTCTTCACAACCATTGTTTAAGATCACAGCTGGTTTCCCTTTCCTGTGCTTTATTGTACGATTGACATCATTAAAGTATCGTACCCCATCAAAATCAACACGCATGAACGCATCGTTTTCTGGATTAGCGTGATATATTTCTTTTCCCATATTAACTATATTTAAGTTTTTGATAAAAAGCAAGGGGTTGTATCTCCCATCCATGCTCCTATTTGATTAAAATAAAAAAATTCAACTGCCTCTTCTTTAGTCATGCCATCAGATTCAAGGCGATCAATTACCTTTTCCTTATCATAGCAATAAATGAGTGGTTGACCAAATCTCTCAACCGTACCGATAATACAATCGTCATACCCGTCCATAACCAACATGTCTGATTCTTCCATATTTTTAAAAGTAGCTTTGGAGGGGATCGAACCCTCACGACCTAGGGTCAATGGATTTTAAATCCACAGCGTCTACCAATTCCGCCACAAAGCCTTAATTAATTACTCTAAAACCATTTGTCCAGAGAAAATTTTCCCAGCTATTTCATTAGCGTCTCCTTCAATCTCATCTCCATTTGAATGGAATGCCTTAAACCTGCGGAATCTTTCGCCTTTATACCAAATGAGAGATATTTGTTTTTGTCCGTTCTCGTACCAGCTATCAAACGGGCCATGAAGCTTGCCCTCAAGAAGGCCAGCTTTTGCCAACATACCTCCATTAATATGGTACCTGATAGAAGTCCCAGAGAACAGATCTTCTTCTGCCATCTCAAATGAGGTATAAAAAGTATTCGTAGACCCGTCAACGAATAACTCTTCTCCATTTACTGTCGGGCCTTCTGGATAATCTGACCCTCTGTTCATATAAGCCTCTGATCCATATCTAAATAAAGCAAAAGCTAACAAGAGCACTATCGTAACAACCACTGATTTTTTCATAGATTAATCTTGAGTGAATTCAATATTGCGGATGTTAAGGTCTTCCTTGTTCTTTTTCGCACGAGACTCTGCCTTTTTCAATTCATTCTCAGTGAATAAAAAATGTCTCCCATCATCAGAACTAATCTGGAAGTATACAAGAGAAGCATTATTTTTCTTCTGCTTGTTCACAACTGCGTTAATATAAGCGTATTTCATAAGAATATTAGATATAAGTTTATTCTTCGTCGTAAGTCAATTCAAATTCAGAATCTTTTGTGAGACTATCTCGTGAGAGGAAATCAGATTGAGAAAGCTCCTCATAAAGACTATCATGATCTTCGCCATCATATTCTTCTCCTATCCCATAACGGCAATTCTCGTCATAACAATAAATATTATACTCTGCTCCATTATTATCCTCTTCACCTAAAATGACGAATCTATCACCACCAATCTCAATATGGCAATGCCACATTACTTTTACATAAGTTTCGTCTGGATCAGTTAATATTTTTAATTTTTTCATAATCTAATAACCCCAACTATTTAAGGTATGTTGAAAAGGATTATCTTCTATACCCTTAACCAAGTCAAGCATTTTCTCTGCTATTTCTCTAATTTCTTTTTGAGCGTGTTCGCTTTTGCGTAATTTAATAAAGTTTGCAAAGCTACGCATGTTAAATTGTACATCGGCTTGAATGCGGCTATTGTAGGTCTTAAAGAAACGTGCAGATTCTTTTGCTCGTTTGCGACCCAACTCTGGTTCAAGATCAGCAAGACATTTATGGTAAAGTCTATTACCGTCTTCAGTATATTGTTTCAATTGTTGTTGCCAGAAATCTGGCCAATCATCAGGGATAAAAGTTTTATCCTCTTTCAGTTCTTTGTATCGTGCCGACTCTGCATTGAGAGAAGATAATCTATGCTTAAGTAAATGAATATGACTGGCAATATCGCAATCAACAAGAAAATGGACGCTACCTTTTTCAAAAGGGGTCTCGTGTCCGTGGCTCCAAAGCATGTCGATGAGCTTCGGAATTCTCTGTCTTTTCTTTTCATCTAATTCTCTACTAGTTGATGTCCAAGCACTACAAGCAATAACTTCATCACTACCATAGTGTCCTAATAATTCTACTGTATTATCCATTTTTTTCAATTAAAAATTAAAGGGATCTGCCATTACCCAAGTAGAAGGCATAATCTTCCTGACAAAAAGATATCCATCCTTGCGATAAGTGTCAACCATTCCTTTGCTAATTTTATCAAAAGCCCTCGGATTCCTCTCCGCCTTCCCAAAAGAATCTTTCCTTATACTCCAATCAGAATAAGTCGTAGCTTGCCCCATCTCAAAATCCAGTCCCAGCTCTTTAGCTATCCCCCAAAAATAAAACTCGTCAGCAAAAATAACTTTATCCCTTACAAAGTACTTAGACCAATGATCAAAAGTCTCAACGAACTTGATCGCGTCTTTGCGTCTTAAAACAAAAAATTGGCAAACTGCATTATACTCATCAAACTTATAACCTTTAATACCCTCCCTAAAAGTTAGCTGGCTCTTAACCTTAGTATGAAAACTAAAGTGTTTTGAAAATGTAGTTTTCTCATACCTTTCTTTTATCAAGCCTACAGTCTTATTTAAATCATAAAGAGGGAAATGAGACTCGCTAATCAAAGAAAAATATTTATTATCCTCATCTTCTAATGCCGCCCTGATTAGTTCAATAGTAGCTTCAACCAAAGAAAATTGGCCCCACGCAGTAGGAACTACATTATCTATGTAATAGTCGGAGAAAATACTGGGTTTCCTTGCTTTAGGATGAATGTATAAATTAAACTTAGATTGATCTCCATCATCAAAAAACTTCTTCCAAGTATTATTGTGGTTAAAGGAGTTGTAGGTTAAATTTAAGAAAGCTACTTTTTCCATTTATTCTTCTATTTAGTGTATTATAATAATATAACCCTAATATAACTATGGAAAATTTTGAAAATCCTTTGGAAAGTCAGGCTAGTTTCAACGAAGCTGGAGAAATGGAAGTAACCATCGCTAAGAAATATTCCACTGCGGAAGCTGGCGTTTACAAATCTTACATGAGCATGTGTGCGTCTGATGACAAGATGTTTACCAATACTGCAGAAATGGGGAATAAAGAAACTTATAGCGCTTGTGCTATGCAATATGGAAAGATGCGAGCCATGATGATGGATGATAGCAAGGGAGAACTCACTGAAAAACAAAAGCAACTACCTCCCGCACTCCAAAAAAAGATCATCGAAAAGATGAAGAAAGAAGGCAAACATAAAGAAGAGGATAAATAATATTGATTTTTATTCCTTTAATCTTTAAAATCTTTTAGTGAAAACGATTGTCAA